GCAGGCGAGGTATGCCGGAATGATCGTCTCGTTCATTTCCCGGATTTTGTCGGTCATGGCATCAGCAAGGTTGGTCATGTCACCAGTCTTTCATCTGTTCGGCCTGCAGCAGCGTTGCCGCCAGGCGCGCGGGGGTGTCGTGCAGGATGGCCAGCACCAGCAGGGCGGTGATCGTGGCGGCGGCGGCGGTGGCCAGCGGGTGGGGGCCGCGCGGCGGCGGGGCCGGGGGGCGGTTCAGGTGGGCGGTGGTCTGTGCCAGGATCAGATCGGCCAGTTCCACGTCGCTGGCGGTGCCAAGTTCGGCCAGGGTGTCGCAGGCCATGCAGAGGGTGAAGCTGTCGTACTCCCCGGCATCGCGCAGAATGCGGCGGGCGGTGGCAAGGCGGGCCTCGTTCTGCGCGATCCGGTTGCTGCCGGGAAAGGGCACCACGTTGGAATGCGGGCGGGGAAAGGGGATCAGCGTCATGGCTGCAGCAGATCCCGGCAGGCGAGGCACAGCATCAGGTCGCCCGCCCAAGGGCCATAGGCATCGTGAATGGTGGTGGCCTGCAACGGCCGGTCCGGTTCGGCGCAGTGATCACAGACCGCAGGCGGGTCGGCGGCAAGGCCGGAGGCGCGGCGGCCCAGCCGGGCGGCGTGACGGGCAAGGTCGGGGTCGGGATGGGTCATGGGGCATCGCCTTCGGTTTTGGGTGCAGGGCCTTGCCGAAACTCGTGTGCAAGAAACTCACTGATGTGCGAGGCGATGTCCCAGCTGGTCATGTTCCCCCAGCCGTCGCCGTTTTGCACGTAGGCCAAATCGCTGTCGGCTTCGGCGGCATTCAGCGCCTTAAGCGCCCGCAGATATGCTTCACGGTTGGTCATGGCTGTACCTCGGGCCAGAGGGGGATCAGGTGCTGGCCGCCGGGGCCGGGGGTGGCGGTGAAGGCGGGGCAGAGTTCGATGGCGCGGTCGCGGGCGGGCAGTTTGCGGATCAGGCCCGCGTCGGCCAGCCGGGCCAGCGTGGCGCGGGCGGTGCCGGCAGAGACACCCCAGACGGCGGCGCATTCCCGCACCGTGGGCCCGACCCCGCCAAGGCGGCGCATCAGGGCGGCCAGCCGGTGAAAGCGCTGCCAGTGGGAGGGGGTGATGGTGGGGGCGGGGGTCATCCGTCACCGCCTTCGGCCTCGGCGATTGCGGCGCGCAAAAGGTCGTAGCCATCCATGGCCATATCCGAATCTCCTTCATCGCAGGCGCGCAAAAGCAGCCTTCCGGCCGCCAGCAGTTTCGCATTCAGCGCCTTAACGCGGTCGCGTTCGGCTGCCGTTTCGGGGGCGGGGGTCCTGGCGGTCATTTCGCGGCCCTGCGCCTGGTCGCCTTGGGCTTGACCTGCGTTGCGATCAGCCGCTCCAACTCTGCGACGACAGCAACAAAGCGGGCATCGCGCAGGCGACCGCTGACCATCACGGAACCGCGTATGTGCTGAAACTGCGCCCAGAATGCCGCGCGGTCGGTAATGCCTGCGGCGCGTTCCATGTCGCCTATCGTCATGAGCATCGGTTTCTCCCCTTCACCGGCGGCGTGCCGGGGTTTGTGGGGAGCAATAAAATGGACAGTTCTTCCATTGTCAAATAGAAAATGGAAAGAATGTCCATTTTATTTGGGTGGGCGTTTGCAGGTCAAAGAGAATCACCGCCGCTGCCGAACCGTGCGGCGCATGAAAAAGCCCGCTAGGTGGCGGGCCGGGAAAGAAGCGGTGGTGTGACGCCGGCGGGTCGATCAGGCTTCGGGCTTGACCCGTTCCATGACCAGCACGGCGATCAGGCCGAAGATGCCGGTGACGCTGCCGATCAGCAGCCAGGCAATAAAGCTGCGCCCGCGCGCCTGTGCCGCCAGTGCGGTGACAACGCCCAGGGCGATCCAGAAAATCAAGAGTTCCATCGCAGACTCCATAGGTTACAGCAGGCCTGCTGGCCAGACGCGCAGGAAAGCGCGGATCCGGGCGGCGGTCAAGCCTGGTGTAACCAGGGGAAAGCTACTGCACTTCGTCCAGATCGAATGGCAGGGTGATGTCCAGCCAGACCCCATAGTGCGCCCATGAGCCGTTTTTTTTCTGGAACCCGCCGGACACGACAGCATCTACGGCGGCAACATGGCCTGGACGTTCGATTTCTTCCATGCCGGACAAGAAATCAATGGCGTCTTCAGCCATCAGGTAGCCGACCTGATCGCCATCGATCAACACCATGACCGCATTTTCGTCAAACTGGTTGTCCGGTTCCGGAACAAGAAAGGCTATGAACTTGGCCCGCACCCCTTCGGCGCTGCGCGGCCCCACCAGTTTTCGCAGGTGCCGCTGGTAATGGCTTTCGCCGACCACCGCCGTCGCGTAGCTGTTGCTGCCGGTGAAGCGCACCGCAACAAGGGAAACCCGTTCGCCGCGCTTCAGCCGAACGGAAACGGGTGTGTCGTCGTCTTCCAAATCCGTTCCCCGCCTTGTGTTGCCGCGCTGGTTCAACAACCTTAAAATAGTGTGGATAACCTGGCATCAATCGGAACGTGCACTTGACCAGCCCGCCGCGTTCCGCTTTTGTTCGCGCATGAGGTAAAGATGTAGGCAACCATGAACCATGACCAAGGCGACAGATTGCTTTTCTGGGTTTCTGACAAAACCGGGGTGTCCATTGATGTGCTTTACGGCTCGGCCTTGTTCAGGTTCGTCATGATCTTGGCGCGCAGGGCATCTTCGATACGCGACAGGTCGCCCTTGTAGATGTAATCCATCGACGCGCCCCACCTCTGAGAAATGATGTAGGCCCATTCCGACTTCAGGGGTTTGGCGCTTTGAATCACTTTGGAGTAGCTGGACGGGTGCAGCCCGAAGCTGTCTGCGAATTCGCCCTTCTGGATTCCGTGCGCCTCACGCAGCGCCTCGAGCCGCTGGGCGACCCCGGCCATGTCGATCTTCGGCAGTGTTTTGCGTGCATTCATGCGGTCATGATCCCGATTCTGGAAAAAATGCCCATTGAAGAATTTTCCATCTTGATCTTTTGGAAGAAACGTCCATTTTGTGCGCCATGGCCACAGAAAACCCCATCCGCAGACTGATCGCCCGCTGGCCCTCCCGCCGTGTCTTTGCCGGAGAGGTGGGGGCTGATGTCGAAGCCGTTCACAAATGGGCGCGCAACGGACGGGTGCCGTCCGGTTTCCTGCGGTCTGTCCAGGCCGCTGCTTCCCGGCGCGGCTTTGCCGATGTGACTGCCGACTGGCTGCTGTCGGTCCACGATCAGGGTCCGGAAAAACCGCAGGAGGCTGCTGAATGACATGTACTGCGCCGATCCGTTCCGGGGCTGTGCCGGTGTGCCCGCAGGGCCAGGCTGGCCTCGAGGCCAAGGGCATGTCCCCCCGAAAGTTTTCCGACCGGCGCGAGGTGCTGGCCTATCGCCAGCATTTTGCGCATGTCTGGAAGCAGTTCGTGCGCGACAATTTCGAGAGTCCGGCGCATGTGGCGCATGTGTTCCAGGTGGATGCGACCACGGCGGACAACTGGTGGGAGGGGTTCAATGCCCCGTCCGGCTGGGTGGTGGCCCGCGCGATCAGCGACCCGGCGCTGCGGCCTGCCGCCCTTTTGGCGCTGGCGGGTGAGGCATGAGGCGCGCGGTGCTGTGGCTGCTGCGGGCCGAGTTCACCGCCGCCTGCCATCTGACTGCGGTGGGCGAGTATTGGGCCGCCCGCGCCGCGCGGCGGCTGGGAAAGTTTTCGGGAGACTATTCCGGGGGCTTGAAATGAGCGTCGTTCCTTCCCGCCTTCCCTTCCTGTGGCGGGTCACCTGCGCTGCCGTCTTTGCGGGCGGCAGCGCCTTTTCCCAGGTGCTTCACGATCTGACGGTGACATGGGCCCGCGACGGGGCCTGCCATATCATGACGATCCGCAACGATCTGACGGCGGCCCCGCAAACGGCGGCTTACACCCTGTCCGGTCCGGTGCCGGTGCAGCTGACGGTGCTGCACGACTGGCCGAAGGGGCCGGAAACGGTTCTTGCCCGCGTGCCGCCGGGGTGGAGCGTCTGGCCGGAGCAGATCGAGATTGCCGATCACGACACGGGGGCGATGAGCATTTGCCCGGAGGTGGGGGCATGACGGCGCTGCGCGACGCCATTCTGGCGCTGCCGCCGCAGGAGCGGCTGGGGGCGGCGCTGGACCTGATCGACGATCTGACGGGGGCGAATGTGGCGGCAGTGCTGGCGCTGCAGCAGCGCTACGGGCTGACGTCGAGAGAGGCGGAGGTTCTGGATGCGCTGAACCGCGCCGCGCCGCGCGCGCTGGGGCGGGAGCCGCTGTTGCTGACCGTCTGGGGGCATGACAGCGAGGTGGGGGAAAAGATCGTGGATGTCTACATCACGAAACTCCGGGCCAAGCTGGGCCGCGACGCGATCCGGACCGTCTGGGGGTCTGGCTGGGCGCTGCCCGAGAAGGTGGCGGCATGAGCCTTGCGCAGGTTTACATGGCCGGCGGGGTGCAGCGGTATCACACCAATCCGGGGATGGCGCGGCTGGGGCAGACCACGGCCGATCATCAGGGGCGCTGTGTGCAGCTGCTGCTGGCGCTGCATCCCGATCCCTCGGTGGCGCTGATCCGGGCGGTGGCGCTGCATGATCTGGGCGAAGGCTGGGCGGGCGATCTGCCTGCGCCGTTCAAGCTGGGTCATGAGGGGATTGCCGCTGCCCATGCCATAGCGGAACTGGCGCTGGCCGAAGCCGCCTGGGGCGGGCCGCTGGACGATGATCTTTCGCGTGAGGATCTGCGCTGGCTGAAGCTGATCGACGGGCTGGAAGCCTGGGCCTTCATGCTTGGCCATGCGCGGGGCGAGGCGGAACGCGGCGGATGGCCGGACACGCGCCGCCTTTGCGTGGCACTGGCCTGGGGCCTGGGCACGGATGTGCACGTGGCGGTGCTGAAATTTCTGGATGATCTTGACCGGGGGGCGTGGTGATGACGGCCGAGGAGCGGATTGTGATCCGGGCGATGACGCTGCTGGTGATCGACTGGCAGTACCCCGAAGAGCGCGCCACCCTGCTGGCGCTGGTTGAAGAGGCGCTGCCGAAGGTGCCGCTGCAGGGCAAGGCGGCGCGGCTGGCCGGTGCGGCGCAGCAGATGCTGGCCGCAACAACGCCGGGGGACCGGACGCGCGCCGTGACCGATGCCGCCCGCGTGCTGGCCGGGATCCTGCGGTCCGATCTGTGCGCGGCGCTGACCGGGCAAGTGGCGGACACGCTGAGGATGCCCGCATGAGCCGGGAATGGACCGACCGCGAGGTGCTGGACATTCTGGACCTGACCGAACGTCAGGGCCTGACTGCCACGGTGGTGGCGGTGCGGATGCGCTGTTCCCGGTCGGCCATTCTGGGCCTGCGTTACCGGATAAATGCCGCCAGCAACGAGGTCGAGGACCTGGCCAAGCGCCCGGAAAACCGGGACGGCGGGATGCCGGCGCGCTGGTGGGATGTGCCGACGCAGCACAGGCGGCGGGCATGATGCGGTCGCACACGACCCGGGTGACCCCGCGCGGGGTGTTTCCGCTGGGCACGCATCAGGTTTCGGTGGTCGAGGTTGCGGGCGCGGTGCAGCTGCATCTGGGCATCGACGGGTTTCCGGCCGGGGAATTGTTGCTGGCCAATATCTTTGTCGGGCCTGACACGGCGCAGCAGCTGCGGGCGCTGGCCGATGCGGTGGACCAGGCAATGCAAGACAGTGCGGGGGGGCAGGAATGAACCTGATGCGGATGTCGCTGGACGATCTGATTGTCTTTGACCGCAGGCTGCAGGCCCTGATTGCTGCAGGGCAGCGTCTTGCGGGCGACGGTGTGTCTGCCGTGTTCGACCTGTCGCCGGGCCGGGCCGTTACCATGCTGACGGACGCGCGGGTGCCGGGGCTGGGCGGTGCGTTTGTGGAGGCGCTTGTGGCAGCGCCCGCCGCTGCGCCGGTGATTGCGCCCGCTGCCGCGCATGATCCGCTGCGGCCCGCTGCGGTGGTGGTGCCGCCCGCAGCACCGGAGACAGCGACAGCCGGGAAGGTGACCGGGCCGTTCAGCGCTGCGGAAAAGGCGATCATGGACCGGTTGTCGGGGAGCAGCACCGCCGAGATTGCCCGCAAGATGAACCGCAGCGTTCAATCGGTGGCGCTGTATCTGAACGGGCAGAAGTATGCGAAGGACAAGGTGCGGGCGCAGGTCCAGCCCGATGCTGCAGCGCCGGGTGTGCCGCCGCCGCGTTTCTGGACTGCAGCGGATGACGATTGGCTGGTCGACGCGATTGCGGCCAACCGGATCACGGGACAACGGACCTATCGGGATATGATGGAACACGCGGCCAGCACGCTTGGGCGGGGCCTGGCCGCAACGACCGCCCGCAGCACGGCGCTGCGGAACAGGATTATGGCGCGTGCGGGTGAGTTTCGTCCGTTGCCGCGACCGGCAGATGCGCCGCTGCGCGCGCCGATGGCGGCGGAAGCGGTGGCCGCGCCGCACCCGGAGCTGGTCAGGGCGGTGACCGAGGCCGTTGTGCCGCCCGCGCCGCCGTTCGATCCGGGCGTGCCGGTGTGGCGGCGCGAGATTGAAGACCGGCTGAACCGGCTGGGCAACGCGGCCCCGTTCACGCCACAGGTCGATCTGGCGCTGCTGGAAGGGCTGGCCAAGGGGCACAAGCTGGGCTGGATTTCCACCGACCTGGGCATCGATTTTGACGCGCTGAAGACGCGCTTTCGCCAACTGGTGCCGGAGCCGGGGATTGTGGCGCAGGACCGGGTACTGACCGTGCTGCGGGCGCGGGCGGCGGCGGATTGACCATGGCCTGGCCCGAGGATCCCCGCCGCGCCGAGGCGCTGGCCAAGCCGATTGCGGAGGTGGCGGACCTTTTGTGCATCGAAGGGTTGCGGCGGGCCGGGGTGGAACGGGTCGGACCCTGTCCGCAGTGCGGCGGGGATGACCGGTTCGGGATCAACCCGCGCAAGGGCGTGTTCGGCTGCCGCAAATGCGGGGCAAAGGGCGATGGGATCGCGCTGGTCATGCATGTGCGGCAGGTCAGCTTTCCCGAGGCGCTGGACTGGCTGTGTGGCCCCCGGCAGGAGATCAGCGCCGCAGAACGGGCGAAGCGGGACCAGGCGGCAGAGGCAAACCGGCAGGCGCGGGCGGCACAGGAGGCGCGGTACCGGGTGCAGGCCATCAACGAAGCACGGCGCGTGTGGGACGAGGGCGTGGCGGCGGAAGGCACGGCGGTGCGGGACTATCTGACGCTGCGGGGGATCGATCCGGGGCTGTACCCAAGGCTTGCGCCCGCGCTGCGGTTTCATCCGGCGCTGCCCTATATGATGGGCTACGGCGGCGGGTGGAAGATGCTGCATTGCGGCCCGGCGATGCTGGCGGCGATTCAGGGGGCCGATAACCGGTTCTGTGCCGTGCACCGCACCTGGCTTGATCTGGATCAGCCCAAGGGCAAGGCGGTGATCACCGACCCGGCGGCGCGCGGTGTGCTGCAGGCGAAAAAGGTGCTGGGCGCGAAAAAGGGCGGGGCGATCCGGCTGTTCCGGGGGTTGGGAACGGCGCTGGTGATGGGCGAGGGGATTGAAACCACGCTGTCGGCCTGTGTTGCCGGGGCGGTGGCGGGGGCGAGTTACTGGGCCGGGGTCGATCTGGGCAATATGGCCGGCCAGCGCCAGCTGGGCAAGGGCCAGAGGTTTGACGGGATTCCCGATCTGGGCGATGCGGAGGCCTTTGTGCCGCCGCCTTGGGTAGAGCGGCTGATCTATGTGCAGGATGGCGACAGTGACCCGAAGCTGACCCGTGCCAAGCTGGTGGCGGGGCTGCGCCGCGCGATGCTGCTGCGGCCTGGGTTGCGGGCGCAGATCGTGCATGCCGGGGCCGGGGTGGACCTGAACGATGTGCTGATGGGGGCGGACGGACCGGGGGTGCAGGATGACTGACCCCAGCCTTAACCGGGTGCGCGCGGTGATGGCCGCGCCCGAGGATATCGATCTGCCGGCCGGCATGGGGCCCGCGCCGGGCGGCGCGGCACCGCCGCCGGGTGACGGGGCGGCAGAGCCGCCGGAGCGGGTGGCGGCGGGGTTTCCGCTGAATGACTTTGGCAATGGCCAGCGGTTCGTGACCTATTTCGGCGATCAGGTGATGTGGGTGCCGCGCCTGGGCTGGTTCACCTGGACGGGCAAGGTCTGGCAGAAGGACCCGGACCGGATCGCCACGCGGCGGCTGGCGCAGCAGGTTTCGGGCCGGATGGAAACCGAAACGGAATTCCTGGTGCTGGAAGACTGGATGATGGCCAAGATCGCGCGCAAGCGTGACCTGGCCGACCAGATCAAGGCGATCGAGGCCGCAGGGGATGATCCGGAATCCGAGGCGAAGGTGGCCGATCTGCGCCGCCAGATGACGGCCATTGGCGAGTTTGAAAAGCAGCTGCGGGCGCAGCGGGCGGACCATCGCCGCTTTGCCAAAAGCACCGGCAACACCGGCAAGATCGACGCGCTGCTGACCGAAGGCGGGATCGCGCTGGCGCATGATCTGGACAGCCTGGATGCGGCGGAAATGGATATCAACACCGAATCCGGGGTGTTGCGGTTTTCGGTGTCGGGCGGGCCGGATCAGGGGTTCAGCCGGACGGCGGATGTGCAGCTGCTGCCGCATGACCGGGCGCAGCTGATGACCAAGATGATGCCGGTGGTCTATGACCCCGCTGCCACCTGCCCGCGCTTTGACGCCTTTTTCGAAGAAGTGCAGCCGGACCCGGACATGCGGGCCTTCATTCTGCGCTGGCTGGGCCTGTCGATGACGGCCACGCCGGTGCAGATGCTGGCCTTCTGGTACGGGGCCGGGGCGAACGGCAAATCGGTGCTGGCCGATCTGGTGGCGCGGATGCTGGATAACTATGCGGCCTCGGCCAAGATCAAGTCGCTGACCGGGGTGGACCGGCGCGGCGGCGGCGATGCCACGCCGGACCTGATGCTGCTGATCGGGGCGCGGTTCGTGCGGGCATCGGAGCCGCGCGAGGGCGAGCCGCTGCAGGAAGAGCTGATCAAGGAATTGACGGGGGGCGAGCCGATCATGGTGCGCGCCCTGAACAGCGATTTTGTAGAGATGAACCCCTATTTCAAGCTGACGATCAGCGGCAACCACAAGCCGGTGGTGCGCGGCACCGATGACGGCATCTGGCGGCGGCTGCTGCTGGTGCCCTGGGATGTGCAGATCCCGGAAGGGCGGCGGGACAAGGACCTGGGCAATACCCTGTTCGAGAACGAACGCAGCGGCATTCTGAACCGGCTGCGCGACGGGCTGCTGGATTACCTGGAGGGCGGGCTGGCCGTGCCGGGGCTGGTCAGCGATGCCACCAAGGAATTCCGCGAGGAAAGCGATCCGGTAGGCACCTTCCTGGAGCAGTGCTGTGTCATCACCGGGGACCATCGCGACAGCATCGGGGCGCGGGAACTGGGCGAGGCGTTCAATTTCTGGAATTCCGACCGGGGCTTTGGAGAGTGGAAGCCCAAGACAGTGGGCATGAAGCTGAAGGAAAAGGCCGACCGGTGGAAAAGCCCGGTGACCGGGCAACGGTTTACCGCGCGCAAGTCGTCGACCCATTTCTACGACGGGATTCAGTTCAACGCGGTGTTCGGCCAGCGCTGGAAAGACCTGCCGCGCGATGCCCAGGGCCGGGTGCTGCGCGGGCGGATGGAGGGCGGGGAGTGAGAAAATCATGAGCGCTGGCCAATTCGCCGTCATTCAATACGACCCGAGTATTCGACCGAGCCGGGCGGCTGGCCGGATTGGCGTTCTGGAGCCGATCAATATGGACGGGTTCTACGCAGACCTTGATAGAGCCCACGACGTTGCCGAGTACATGGCCGAATGCAATCCCCATTTAAGGGTATTGGTGGTCGAAGTTTCAGGCCATTTTGGCACAGGTCTTGTCCGGCAGACGCCTGAACTTGAGCCGGATGATTTCGATGGGATTGTGATTGAGTCATATTCTGAATCCGAGGCCGAGAAATGACGCCGCTTGCAGAAAGGGCATTCCTTGAACCGATGGACAGAGAGCGCACCGGCTTTCTGCGCAATCTTATGGCTGGTGCTCAGTTTTTTGACTGCACCGCACTTGATCCGATTGTTGCAGTGCGGTCGCAGATGCCCGGCGATTGGGATTGCGCAGACGAGATACTCGAGTGTGAATTGCCCGCCCGCCATACCTGGATCGACTTTGGCGTTAATGCGATTGCTATAGCTGATGTTCGCGGCAGTGGTGATGGAGTTGCTTTTATAGGATGTCTTTTTTCATTCCCAAAGTTTGATCCAATGGTGATGATCAGATTTGGATTAAACGAAAAGGGAGAGATATTCACTAAGAACTTCTTTCACTATAAAAGTGAGGAAAGCTCCCAAAGATGGCGTCTGGCGAGCGATGCGCTGAACACGGCTTGGTACTGTATTGAAGCCATGCAGACGCCGGGCGGGTTGTGCCACGAAGTTCATATTAAACCGTCGCGCCAGCAGATCAGGTCTTCGGAGCGCAGAGATCAGCCTTGCCACAAATGGGTTAAAATCCGCCTTGGGCGCGGCCCTAAAGCGGGCGGCGGTGGCTGTGGCGCGGGTTTCGGCGCAACAGTGGCCTGGCATTACCGGCGCGGGCATAAGGTTGACCATCCGAATCCGAACTATCCCAAGTGGCGCAAGGGTTGCTGGGTTGGGGACGTAGCTGCAGGCATCAGGACGCACAACTATGTGGTCGAGGTGCCTGCATGACCACTCGGGCGCACCACACCAATTCCCCCACCCCGCCCGGTGAGGTGGACCGGTTGCTGGGCTGGATGCCGGTGATCGTGCAGTCTGCGGCGTTGCTGCCCTGGGACCGGACCTTCTGCGCGTCGATGGTCAAGCGCGCGCGGAGCGGGCGGTTTCAGCCTTCGGCGCGGCAGATTTGGGTGATGCAGCGGATCGTGCGGGCGCATTGCCGGGCCACGCTTGGCCCGCAGGCCGGTGACCCCGCACCCCGGATGGACCTGCCTTTCGGGAGGATAGGGACGATGGACGGCGACGGGCGGGAGGATGGCGGCGATCAGGGGTGCGGAGGGACGTCTTGAGCGATCAAAGGCTTGGACCGCGTTTTGGGAGCATGGGGAGCATGGGGACGAATTTTGACACCCTTGCGTATGCGCGCGAGGGGTGTGGGGAAAGGAAACGGAAAAAGGGGGGTCATGCGCAAGGGTTGCAATTATGGTCCCTATTATCCCCACCCTCCCGCGTTTTGCTGCAACCTGTTGGTATGGTTCGGGTTTATCTGCGGAATGATCTGCAATTCATCCTCCCATTCTTTCTGTCGATCCTCCCTATCCTCCCCAAGAAAAACAGCGAAAAGCAAGGGATAGATAAGAAGAGGGAAGGTTCCACAAAATATAGAAGGCAGGCAGGTGCAGCATGGTGAAACTGGGGCCGCAGGACCGGATCGATGCGATGATGGCTCTGGCGGGCAAGGCTGCCGGGGCTTCGGCGGCGGTGTTCCGCAAGGGGATCGAGGCCGAGGCTGTGGCGGCGGTGCTGGCCCGTGCCACGCCGCCCGCTGATGTGGGGCCGGTGCCGGTGGCCCCGGCGCGCGGGGCGATGCGGATTGAAACCGAGCGTGAAGTGGTGAACGGGCTGACCAAGCGGGTGCTGGGCAAGCGGCTGGAACAGGCGGATGTGTTCGACGTGATGATCGCCCAGGCGCGGCGGCGGCATGGCGATGCGGCGGGGTTCGTGGCCCCGTTCACGCCAGGGCAGGTCTATATGGCGCGGCATTATCGCGGGCTGACTGAACGCCATGCGGCAGGGGGTGTGCGCTGTGCCTCGCTGGAGGCGGGGCGGGAAGGCGGGACGGGTGGCGATTTCATGGATGCCTATCTGGCGGTGGGGCGCGAGCTGGACCGGCTGCACGGGCGGATCGGGCCGGCGCAGGCGATGGTGCTGCGCCGCGTGCGGCCTTCGGCGCGGGGCAGCAGGGTGGGGATCAGCGACAGGTCTGTCGTGGATATGGTCTGTCTGGCCGGGATGACGCCGGGCGGGGTGCTGCAGGCGCATGGCTGGTCGGTCAAGGTGGAGTATCTTGCGGGAGTGCGGACCGCCCTCTGTGGGGCGCTGGACCGGATGCAGGGGTATGATCTGCAACGGGGCGCAAGATAGGGGATTGACATAAAGTCAGTCTGTGCGCATGACTCTTGTCATTATCCACAGTTGCGCCCGCCGGTCCTGCCGCGCGGGCGTTTCCTTTGGGTGATTGGCGCAAGCAAGCGGGAGGCGCGGGTGGGAAGGCTGAAGCAGCTGGCCCCCGTGCTGACCCGGTTGCCGCCCCGGATCGGGTTTCTTGAACCGAAGAGTGCAGCCGAGGCATCGCGTGACAGGGATGCGGGACTGGCATGGCGGCGGTGGTACAAGACCGCGCGCTGGCAGCGCCTGCGCTGGTCGGTGCTGGTGCGCGACCTGTTCACCTGCGGGATGTGCAGGCGGCTGGAAGCGGACACGTCAAAGCTGGTGGCGGACCACATTGTGCCGCACCGGGGCGACGAAGTGCTGTTCTGGGACGATGGCAACCTGTGGTGCCTGTGCAAGATCTGTCACGACAGCGAAAAGCAGCGGCAAGAGGCGCGGCTGGGCAGGTAGGGGGGGTGGTCCGATCTCTGGACCCCCCTGCGGCCTAGACCGGCGTGCTTCGACATTCGGGGGTTTTTTTCGGGGGATGGGGATGGAATTGCAGGATGCCACCGTGGAGGCGGCTGGGGTTGATCTGTTCGGTCTGCCTGTGGTGCCGATCAGGGACAGGCGCGGGCGTCCGTCTTACGCAAAAACCAAAGAAAATCAGATGTTTGTGGCAGCACGGGCTGCTGCCGGGTGGTCGCATGAGCGGATCGCCACCGACATGGGGATCGATGACGACACGCTGCGCAAACATTTTTCGGGTGAGCTGCAGAATGGCCGTGTCTATGTCGAGGGGATGATGATCGACGTTCTGATCCAGCGGATGCGCGAAGGTCATGTCCCGTCGATCCGGATGCTGAAGGATATCATCGACCCGCATCCCGACCGCGCGCCGAAGGGGGCCGGGGACAAGAAGGGCAAGACGCCGGTTCTGGGCAAGAAGGAAGCGGCAGTTGCGGCGGCAAAGCTGCCGCCGATGGGCTGGGGCGATCTGCTGGATGGTGAAGGAACGGTCCAGTAATGGCGTTCGACTTCGCCTGTCCCGACTGGGCAGAGAAGCTGGCGCGGGGCGAGACGCCGATTGCCGATCTGCCGCTGGACATGGCGAAGGCGGAACGGGCGGTCGGTATCTTCAACAAGCTGCGGCTGCCGGATGTGATCGGGCAGCCGGAGTTGCGCGAGGCGGCGGGCGAATGGATGCGCGACATCGTGCGCGCCGCCTTCGGGTCGATGGCCAGCAGTGCGGCAGGGCCGGAAGTGCGCCAGGTGGGCGAAATCTTTATCCTGGTGCCGAAGAAGAATTCGAAGACCACCAGTGCGGCGGCGATTGCGCTGACCTTTCTGCTGCTGAACAAGCGGCGCAATGCCGACATGCTGATCATCGGCCCGACGCAGAAGATCAGCGAAGTAGCGTTCGAACAGGCGCGCGGGATGATCGAGGCGGACCCGGACGGGTTTCTGCAGAAGCGGTTCCACGTGCAGGGTGGAAACATAAAAACGATCCGGGACAGGACCACCAATGCCCGCCTGATGGTGCGCACCTTTGGCATGGATGTTCTGACCGGGGTGAAGCCGATCTTTGCCCTGATCGATGAAATCCACGTTCTGGGGTCGGTGCCCTATGCGGCGGATGTGATCCGGCAAATCCGGGGCGGGATGATGCCGTTCCCGGAATCGCTGCTGGTGATGATCACGACGCAGTCCGACCATCCGCCGGAAGGGGTGTTCAGGACCGAGCTGCACTATGCCCGAGGCGTGCGGGACGGGAAGATCACCGAGCGGGTGAAGACGCTGCCGGTGCTGTACGAGTTTCCGGAAGCGATCCAGATCAGCAAGGACAAGGCCTGGCTGAACCCGGATCTGTGGCACATGGTGACGCCCAATCTGGACCGGTCGATTGCGCTGGATGCGCTGCTGGATGGCTATGCGCGGGCCAAGGAAGATGGCACCGGCGAAATCATTGCCTGGGCGACGCAGCATCTGAATGTCGAAGTCGGGCTGGCGCTGCATTCGAACCGCTGGATCGGGGCCGATTTCTGGCAGGGGGCGAAAGACCCGCTGCCGGTGACGCTGGAGACAATCCGCGAGCGCTGCGATGTGGCGGTGGTGGGGATTGACGGCGGCGGGGCGGATGACCTGCTGGGGCTGTGCGTGACGGGGCGGTGCCGCGAGACAATGGCCTGGCTGGCGTGGTTTCATGCCTGGGCGCACCCGACCGTGCTGGAACGGCGGAAAGAGATTGTGCCGGTGCTGCGCGATTTCGAAGCGGCGGGTGATCTGACGATCTGCGCCTGGCCGACGCAGGATTTCGAAGAACTGACGCAGATGATCGGCGCGCTGAACGATCACGGGCTGTTGCCCGCCGAGGCCGCTGTCGGCCTGGACCCGGCCGGGGTGGCGGCGCTGGTGGATGAGTTGACGCTGGCGGGCATTGCTCCGGCGCAGATGGTGGCGGTCGGGCAGGGTTACCGGCTGTCATCGGCGATCTGGGGCATGGAACGCAAGCTGATGGATGGCACGTTCCGCCACGGCGGACAGCCGATGATGGCCTGGAAGTTGGGCAATGCCCGTGCGGAACAGAAAGGGAATGCCGTGCTGATCACGAAAGAGACGGCCGGCAAGGCAAAGATCGACGCGCTGATGGCCGGGTTCAACGCCTTCATGCTGATGGCGCGGAATCCGCAGGCGGGCGGCATGGTGGTGACGCCGTGGGATGCCGATCCTGAGTACCGGATGGCCATGTGATGAAGATTTTCGGCATGGAGTTTGGCGGCAGCCGTCAGGCTGAAAGCCGGGCATCGTCCACCGGGGCCACGGCCACACCGGCGGATAATGATTTTCTGCGTCTGATGGGCCTCGACCTGATGCAGACGGCCAGCGACATTGTCGTGACGACGGAAAACGCCTTAAGCGTTCCGGCGATTTTTGCCGCCGTGAACTTCATTCCCGGCACGCTGGCCGGTCTGCCGCTGAACCTGTTCCGCCGGACGGACAGCGGACGCGAACGGGTGACGGACAGCCCGCTGGCAAAGCTGCTGCATGACGCGCCGAATGATGAGCAGTCCTCTTTCGAGTGGCGGAAGTATCTTTTCGAGCGGGTGATGACCGGTGGCCGGGGCCTGAGTTTCATCGAACGGAGCGCCAGCCGAGAGGTGATCAACATCTGGCCGCTGGAACCCGGCAAGGTGAAAATCCGGCGCACGCCAAAGGGAAAGAAGCTCTACGAATACAAGCCGAAGGGCGGATCGGAAACGATCACCTACGCGGCAACAGAGATTATCGACATTCCGTTCATGCTGCGCGAAGACGGGCTGTCGCATTATGGCCCCATCGCGACCAACCGGGATGTGATTGCCCTGGCCATCGCCGCCACGCGGTTTGGCAGCCGGTTTTTCCAGAATGGCGGGGTGCCGCCCTTTGCCGTGACCGGGAATTTCCAGTCCGGGCGGTCGATGCAGGCGGCGGGAAAAGACCTGGAAGAGGCCACGCGGAAGGCGGCAAAGGAAGGGCGTCAGGCGCTGATCCTGCCAAGCGGGCTGGACATTAAGCCGCTGGGTGCAGATGCCGCCAAATCGCAGCTGATCGAGTTGAAGCGGTTCCTGATTGAAGAGTTCGGGCGCATCTATTCGCTGCCGCCGACCTTTCTGCAGGACCTGTCGCATGGCACGTTCAGCAACACGGAACAGCAGGATCTGCATTTCGTGAAGCACACGATGAAGCGCTGGGTGGAGGCGTTCGAACAGGAGTTGAACCTGAAGCTGTTCGGCAGGACAGACCGGGAATTCTTTGTCGAAATGAATATGGACGGCCTGCTGCGCGGCGATTTCAAGACCCGCATGGAAGGCTATGCGAAGGGAATTCAGAACGCGATCCTGACGCCGAATGAAGCGCGTCAAATGGAAAACCGTCCCGGCGATCCGCAGGGCGACAGGCTGTTGATACAGGGTGCCACGGTGCCAATCGGTTCGCAGCCGGTTGCCGGGGCCAGTCAGGGGACAGACGATGGAGCGTGAATTCCGGGGCGGAATCGCCGCAGACATCCGGGCGGATGGCAATGACATCCGCGTTTCAGGTTATGCGGCAGTGTTCAACCAGGCCGCCGATATTGGCGGGTTTTTTCAGGAGATCATCGCCCCGGGTGCCTTTGCGGACGCCATCGGGCGCGACGATGTGGTGTTCCTGATCAATCACGAGGGCCTTCCGCTCGCCCGTACCCGATCCGGCACGCTGGTGCTGCGCGAAGATGCGACGGGATTGTTCATGGAATCGGTGCTGGATGGCAGCGATCCCGATGTGCAAAGCATTGTTCCGAAGATGAAGCGCGGCGATCTGGACAAGATGTCCTTTGCCTTTATCCCGGAACTGCAGGAATGGGATGAAACCGGCACGATGCCGGTCCGCACGATCCGCAAGCTGGCCCTGTTTGATGTGTCGATTGTGACCACGCCCGCTTTTGACGGGACGAGCATCGGCCTGCGCAGTCTGGAACAGCACCGGGCAGCGGCACGGACCAAGAATTTCAATTCGGCGGCCCTGCGCCACCGGATGAAAATGAACCTGCGCCTTCGCGGCGCGGAGAACGGCTGAACGGCGGCGCGCCGGAAGCCTATTCCCCCGAAACCGGTCACAGGAGAAAAGCATGACCCGGATCATTGAGCTGCGGGAGCAGCAGGCGCGCATTCACACCAATGCCCGCGCCAAACTGGAAGAGATCACCGACAAGACGCCCGAAGACCGGGCCGGGGAGATCAACGCCGAATTTGACGCGATGATGAAAGATTTCGACCGCCTGCAGGGCGTGATCGACCGCGAAGACCGTCTGGCACGGGTGCAGGACGCGCTGACCGCCCCCGACCCGCGCCGCCCGCTGCTGGGCCAGGAAGGGCGCGGCAGCGATGAGGGACAGCCGGTGACCTACCGCGAAGCGTTCCGCGAATGGCTTGCCGCTGGCGGTGCCACCGGCGACATGCGCCCCGAGGCCCGCAGCGTGCTGCAGCAGGGCTTTCAGCAAGTGGAAAAACGGGTGCAGACGGTTGGCACCAACAGCGCCGGTGGCTTCACCGTGCCCACGGAACTGCAGGCCGTCCTGATCCGCGCGATGAAGCTGTGGGGTCCGATGTACGACGAAGACATCTGCACGACCATGGCAACGGCGTCGGGCGGCCCGCTGCCGATGCCCTTTATCGACGACACCGCCAAGGTTGCCGCCGCGCAGACCGAAGGCGCAACACTGACCGACGACGGTTCTGAAGATGCGGTCTTTGCACAGCGCCAGCTGGACAGTTTCTCGGCTTCGACCGAATGGGTGCGGGTTTCCTATGAACTGGCAAACGATTCGATCTTCAACATGGAACAATTGCTGGGCGATCTGCTGGGCGAACGCCTGGGCCGCCGCGCGAACGCCTGGCTGACCACGGGGACGGGTTCCGGCCAGCCAAACGGGATTGTGACCGCCGCGACACTTGGCGTCACAGCCGCCTCGGCCACCGCCGTGACATCGGATGAAATCATGGGCCTGCTGCATTCGGTCGATCCGGCTTACCGGGCATCGCCGAAGTGCCGCTGGATGTTCCATGACAACATCCTGCTGGCGATCCGTCGCCTGAAGGACGGCCAGGGCAACTATCTGTGGCAAATGGGCGATGTGCGGAACGGCGAACCGGACCGCCTGCTGGGCAAGCCGTATTCGATCAACCAGGACATGGCCGGGACGCAGGCGACGACCGCGCGGATCATCGCGTTCGGAGATTTCGGCAAATACTTTGTCCGCAAAGTGGGTGCGCCGCTGATCGGGGCGATTCAGGACAAGGATTTCTGGCCGGGCTTCGGCATTGCCGGCTACATCCGTCTGGACGGCGAGCTGGCCGACACGGCGGCGGTCAAGTACCTGCGCAACGCCTGAGATCGGCTGACGAAGGGCGGCGGGGCAACTCGCCGTCTCTGTGAGCCAATGGAGGGCGTGATGCGCAAGTTTCTGAAGTGGTTTCTGCCGCCGAGCGAACCCTTGATCCTGATTGAGGGTTATCGGGCAAAAGGCCCGTTTGCACCGCGTGCGCTGGCGCTGCCCGTCGTGAAATCTTCGGTCGTGATGTCCGGGCAGAAGGTGTGCCTGAAATGTGGAGGCGAGACATGAAGCTGGTGAAGGTGAAGCTGCTGGTATCCCGCACAGATGGCAGCAACCGGGGCGACATGGTCTTTGTCCCGGAGACTGAAGTGGCCGCGATGCTGGCGGCGGAACAGATCGACCCGGATTTCACGCGTGAAACCGTTGAGGAACCAGCGCAAACCGAAGAAAAAGGCCCCGGCCTGGCCGAGGCGGCACCTGCCCTGAAAAAAGCGGCCAGGCGCAAACCGGAAACGGCTGTGGCACAGCCTGCAACCGAAAAGGCGACCGGCTGATGTTTCTGAGTCGTGTCACTGCGGCCACCGGAAAGGTGCTGACGCTTTCGGAGGCGCGCGAGCAGTGCAAAGAACCGGATGATCGGGACAACTGGCTGATCGAGGGAATGATTGCTGCGGCCTGCGACATGGTTGCGGAAATGACGGGTCGGGTCCTGACGCAGGAATCCTGGGCCGCATCCTATCCTTCGGTCAGTGGCGGTCTGGAATTGCCAAAGGCTCCGGTGCAATCGGTGACCTCGATCACCTATTATGACCGGAACGACACGCTGCAGACCGCGCCTTTGACCGATTTCTACGTGTTCAAGGATGAAGATCACTGCGTCATCCGCCCGAAAACCGGCAAGTCCTGGCCCACCACGATCACGCGCGACGATGCGGTGACGATCACCTTTGTCGCGGGATACCCGGAGGTTCCTGCAGCGCTGAAAGCGGCTGCCCTGCTGCTGACCGGGCATCTTTATGAAAACCGGGAAGCATCACTGCCCGGAACCGCCGCTGCGCCGATTCCGTTCGGGGTTTCGGAGATGGTGAACCTGCACCGCATCGGCTGGGCAGCCGCATAGCCGCCTGTTCTGACCCCGCCCGGCCCATGCCGGGACCATCTGCCAAGGATTTCTGACAGACCCTGCCAGCCCGTGACCGGCTGATGCGGGGTGCACCCTATCATCAAGGAGATGAGCAATGACGGTATCTGCAAAGCTTTCGGCCATTTTCGAGGCCACCCAGCTGGGGTTCAACGATTACGGCGGGCCGAATTTCAGCGCCACGGTGCAGGATGTGCTGCAGTTTTCGATGGGCGGCGGGTCCGGGCAGGCAAACCTGCTGTTTGCCGATGAACGCACCCTGGCATCGGCGGCGAACGACGATCTGGACCTGAACGGCACGGCGCTGCAGACGGTCTATGGCGTCAATATCGCGGCCACAACGCTGGTGGGGGCGCTGATCATCAATTCGCCGAAACTGGCCAGTGCGCCGCCGAACACCACCAACCTGACCATCGGCGGCGGCACCAGCCCGATCACCACCTTCATGGGCGGCACCACCCCGACCTTCGGCCCGCTGCGGCCCGGCGCTTTCCTGTTCTTCGGCTGCGATGCGGTCGGCGGGTTCGGGGCGATTGTGGCCGGCACGGCGGATATTCTGCGGATTGCCAACTCTGCCGGGGCTGCGGCCACCTATCAGATCGCGCTGCTGCTGCGCAGCTGATGGAAGCGGGCAAGCTTGACCGGCGGGTACAGTTCCGCCGGTTCACCGCCAGCGATGACGGGTTTGCCGCAGTGCCGTCCTGGGCGGATTACGGGCCGCCGGTCTGGGCGGAACGCCGTCTGGTTTCCGACCGGGAACAGGTTGCGGCGGCCCAGGTGGCGGCCCGCATCACCGCCCGGTTCGTGGTGCGCTGGTCAGACCGGACCGGGGCCATCACGCCAAAGGACCGGCTGATCTGCGAAGGCCGGGAGTACGATATCACCGGCGTGAAAGAGATCGGGCGGCGTGAGGGCGTTGAGATCACGGCAGCGGCGCGGGCCGATCAATGAGCATGGAATTCAAGGTCGACGGGTTCAAGGATCTGGCGGCCATGCTCGAGAGCCTTCAGTCCATGCGGCGCGAAGAGGGGGCGCTGAAGCGCGCCATGATCAAGGCGGTGGAGCCGACCGCCGATCTGACCCGATCTCTGGTGCCGGTGCGCACCGGCACTCTGCGCCGGTCGATCACGGTCAGCGACAAGCTGAAAGGCCGGACAAAGGAGGCCGGGATCACGGCGGTCTATCTGGGCACGTCCTATGGGCGGGGCAAAGGCGGGCGGCACGGGCATCTGGTGGAGTTCGGCACGAAACATTCCCGCCCGCGCCCGTTCCTGCGGCCCGCCTGGGATCAGGACAGCCGGGCGATGCTGCTGCGGCTGGCGGATGAATTGCGGCTGCAGATTGAAAAGGCGGTCAAGCGGAAGGGGCGCTGAGCATGGAAGAGGCGCTGCGCGCGATGCTGGGCGCTGTTCCGGCCATTTCGGCCCGGGTGGCCGCGCGGATCGACTGGGGGCTGGCCCCGCAGGGGCAGGCCTTGCCCTGCCTGACGCTGACGGTGGTGACGGACGGCCCGGTTGATCACAGCCTGGACGGGCCGGGGCTGTCGCGGGCGCGGGTGCAGGTGGATTGCTGGGCCGCAACCTATGGCGAGGCCAAGGTGCTGTCGCGGGCGGTCAGGACGGCCCTGGATGCCTGGCAGGGCGGCGTCATCACAGGGGCATTTCTGGCAGGCGCGCGCGACCTGCCCGACGACGACGGCGTGACACAGAACCACCGGGTCACGATGGACTTCATCATCAACTATCACTTCGGCTGAGGAGAAAGCCAATGACGAAACAGACAATTGCCTGGGGCGGCAAGGTCGAGCGGTCGCTGACCGGGGCTGCAAACAGCTTTACCCGCATCCCGGAGGCCAAGGGGCTGGCGGTGCCGCAGGTGCAGACCGATTTCCAGGAAGCGACAAGCCTGGATTCGGTCGGCGGGTTCCGGGAGTATGTGAAGGGCCTGAAAGACGCGGGCGAAATCACGGTCAATGCCGGATATACCCCGCTGGGGTATGAGCAGCAGCTGGCAGACCAGGCATCGAACACGCCGGCCTATTACCGGGTGACGATGCCGCTGACACCGGGCCAGACAACCGGCGATCTGTTCGAATTCCAGGGCTATCCGACGCCTTCCGTGCAAGCGGATGATGTTGGCGGGCTGATCGGCATGTCGGTGGTGATCCGGACCACCGGGCCGGTGACCTGGACCAAGGGTGCCGGCGCGTGAAATGCGTTGCGTTCGATCACGACGGCAAGGCGTACAGCCTGCGCCTGTCGATGGGGGCGATGGTGCGGTATCAGGACCGCAGCGGCGAGACCATCGGCGAGGCGATTAAAGCCGTTCAAAGGGATGCGTCGGACATGCGGCGGGCCGGGCGGCTGTTCTGGGCTGCGCTGCAGACCGAGGCAACCGAAGCGGATGCGATGGAGCTGATGGAAAAGATCGGCATCGCCCGGTCGCTGGAAATGGTTGGCCAGGTGCTGGCCAACTGTCTTGAAGACCTGACGGGCAAAAAGCCGGGGAGTGATGAGGGAAACGCGCCGCGCCGCGCGACGGCGGCGACATCATCGGCGAATGGTGGCGGAACTGGATCGAAGCGGGGCAAGACCCCGCCGCTTTCTGGGACGTGACCATTGCCGAGGCGGCGCTTGTGATCCAGGCCAGCGCCGCCCGGACAAGACAGGCGTTCGAGCGGCAGCGGATTGTGGCGCATGAGCTGGCGCAGATGATCGGGCTGGCCTTCCACGACCCAAGGAAGCTGCCGAAATACGAGCCGGCCGGTCAGAATGAGACCAAGGCCGCAAATGTATCCACCGAAGCCGATGATGAGTTGGCGCGGGGGTATCTGATCCACCTTGCCCTGCGGAGTCAGCCATGACGCAAATCCCGGTCGCCGGACTGCATGCGGAGCTTGCCCTGGGCACGGCCAAGCTGCAATCCGGCGTCAGCGATGCCGACCGGCTGTTGAACCGTCTGCAGGACAAGATGACCGGCACGGGCCGGAAGGCGAAAAAGACCGGCGATGAGATTGACACCGGCATCGGCAGGGGCCTGAAAGGGGCG